CCGGTACTGGTGATGTAATACTTCTCTGGCTCAGATTCACCGGCGCTGACATATGCCACCCGGTCCTCATATCTACACGGGGTAAGGAATGAATCCGATATCCACATTCCGGTCGTGTCGATCTTCGACCCCTGATACATTGCAATGAAATCGGTTACAGGCGTTTCCATGCCAGAGAATGCATACGCCTCTGTGCCGTCAACGGTGTGAAAGTGGGTTGTCTTGGTTGCCGTGACATCTCCCCGGTTAATGAGGATCTGCTGAATGTAGTCAACCGCCTTCTGGACTATCGTGAGCAATTCGGTATCAGCCCATGTGGTCTTGTCGGGGTCCATGTACCGAACCATCGTCGCATCAAGCACGTTCTGTACTGTCGCCACCTAGTCCTCCTGGTCCTTGTCTATGCACTTGCTGCACAGTTCGAGATTATCCACTGTCGTTAATTTGGTCTTTGGATAGGCAAACCCGCACCTGTCGCATACCCACGTTGACGAGGTGCAGGCATTCGTAGCGCCGCCGAGATCGTCGGTCTCGGTAATTGTGGATGAGTACGTTTCAATCACTTATAAACTTCACCAATGGCTATCAGTATGTCATCAGCCCTCACATTAAATGGCCACGACTTGATGTCCTTCGACCTTGCCATAGCTGCATCTTTCACAAGATTAAAAACCTGATTATCCTCATCTGTCGGGGATGTCATGAGTGCCACAAGTGTTAATGCCTTTGCCTGTACATCATTCATATTTTCACCTTAAAAGAAGGGGGCCGAAGCCCCCATCCAGTTTAGTCAGTACCAGCCGCAGGGGTGAGGATTGCAGAAGCCGCAGCATCGTCAATCCAGTAGTTCTCGGCAACGTATGCAGCATCAGCGACAATCGCAGTAGCCGTAGCCACTGAAGTGCCGCTTGCCAACCTATTATCGCAGATAATCCCGGTTGCGCCGGAAGAGAGGGTGATTACCCCGGTGATAGTAGCACCAAGGAACAATACCCTGTTACCAACAACCTCGATGTTGGTAGGAATGCCGGAACTGCCAAGCCAGTGAGAACTCGTGGAAGCATTGGCCGTAAGGAACATGGAGTTGTTCAGAATCTTGTGCCCATCTGCCGCAGCGGTAGTAATCCAGACCTGTGCCGAGTTTGCGGCAGTGTACTGCCTGTGGGTGCAGTTCTGAATGGTACACCTTGCCCCGGTAATGGCCGCAAACTGAATGGCCTGTCCGGTTGCGCCAATAGCACCATACGGCCTGAAGTCAACACCATCAAGGGTTACATCAGCTCCGGTAATACTGAACATGGAAACCACCTCGTCAATCGAGATGGTTGTTATGATGTTCTTTACGGTGACATTGGCCGCTGAAATAACGAAGGTCGATGCCGTCGCGCTGAAGGTGATGATCGGCCTGAGCCCACCGTTGCCAAGACCAACAATGGTGATCCCCGCCACATCAGCGGTGATTCCGCTGGCAGCAGATATTGTCTCTGTATGGCCCGGGGCGACAATGATAACATCGCCGTTGGATGCCGTGCATTTACCGATTGCATAGTCTATGGTTGCAAACGGCCTTGACGGTTTCTTGCCGTGATTCGCTGCGTCGGCAGTATTCCCGTGGCCTGAATCGACCCACCAATAATTACCGGTTGTAAACGGAACTAATGAACTGCCACCACCACCTATTACCGGAACACCAAAACTTGTTGCGCCGTTTGGAAAATCTGAATATCCCATATTAGTCTCCCTAAAGGACGATTTCTTTATCTCAAGAAAACGCCTGCCGGATTCTCACCAGCATTTACCACTTTGTATCAGGGAGTGGCCCTCATCAGGCCGCCCCCGAGTTGTTATGCGCCAGCGTTCAGAGCGATGTTCATGGGGTCCACGGCACCAGCACCAGAGAACCTGGCGGTTACCTTGAACTTCACATCGCCTGTCTCGAAATCGCCTTCCCGTGCGAAGGTCGGAGCCTTGCGGGAGAACCACACCATGCCCCTTGCCTCGTCCTTCTCGCCGATGTAGTACCGGGCAGTCGTGGAGGTGATGTACGGAGTGGTGAAGAACTTGAGGCCCGGACGGGCTTTCTTGAGCGCGTTGATCGCGTTGTTGGCAGTCTCCGGGTTCATGATGGAATTGAAGATCTCTGCCAGCTTCCACTCAAGGGCCGGGTTAGCAAGCACCCACTGGACGCCACCCACACGGTTGATATACTTGCCACGATGGTCGGTAAGCGCCTCGTATGCAGCAACGTCATCCTGAAGGGCGTCGAGTGAAAGGGACGATGCGGTGTAATCGTTGCTGTAGGTGTTGCCGTCGAGCTTCACATGGTCGGTGTCAAAGACGTACTGAGCATCAGCGGAGGTAAGTGTTGCCGCACCACTATTGAAGCCGTCATATGCCTGGCAGTTGATTGTCTCGGCAGCGGATACTCCGAGTTCCTTCATGCCGCCTGCCATCTTGCCGTACAGGTCATCCTCAATTGCCTCGTCGGTGATGCGGAGACCGAGTGACCATGTATCAACAACGAACTTCTTGGTGCCGCCCTGAATACGGGCATCGTAGCTTACCGCCGTACCCTCGGGCTTCTTCGCCATCTTCCCGAGGCCGCTCATGTAGGCGATTTCCTCGTAAGCCTTCTGTGTTGACTGCGCCAAAATAAACTGTTTCCAATCCTCGCTATACCGCTTGAAAGAATCGGTAGCGATAAGAAACAGGCCGGGTACATACAGTTTGTTAAATCTCGATCTGGATTCAGTAGCCATCTCTCATCTCCTCCTTACACGCCGTCATGCTGTGTTGCGGCATGGAACACGTTTTCATGCAGCTTCACGGTGACTTCACAGTCAGAACCCCATGCATTGCCCTGGATAGGGGTAAGGCCGAGAATCATGACTGTAGCCGTTCCGGTGCCTACTGCGGTGATGTAGGAGCCTGAGAGGCCGGTGGTGGTGTTTCCTGTACCAACAACAACATCAGCACAACTGAGAACATCGGTTGCGGCCAGTGACGTTGTTGCGTGATACCAGTGCATCATGTAGGTCTGATGGGGATCGGTATTGACCAGGGCCTTGTAGCCAGCCTTGGATGCCGCAGCCGCAGGAGCGTAATTCGCGTGAAGTCCGTTCGCGTCGATCAGGCCGACCACCACGCCTACATTGTTGGTTGCGGTAGCGGTGTGCTGTGCGACGCCCTCTGATGCCACACTGATTGCGATATCCCCGATGTAGAGAGCCGATGTGTTATCAGGGTCCACGATGAACTCCTGAATGGCATCGGGATTCTGAGGCCCAATGGGAAACAAGCCATATTTTGCAGTTGCCATTTAAAATCTCCTTAGTTTAAACTGTTGCTTCGTCGGTGCGGTTGCCCTGCCAATCAGTCTCGATGGGGGGTGCATCCGGGGTAACTCCGTACCCGCCAGATGTGGTGACTTCTTCAAGCCTCACCGGACCGCTTGCATTCTCCAACTTGCTCTTATTGCTCTCCAGCCTGTCCTGCGCCTGCTTGACCGCTGCCATTTTCATGGCCTCGTTGAACTTCTTTGGCTGATAGAACAGAAGGTGACGGCTGTAGCCATTGCGCTCAATACCGCCGTGGATGGAGAAATAAGAGTTTGGGAGCCACGCATGGTTCGTGCGGTTCACCGGAACCCACCCATCTTTCTGATAGAGCCGTGCAACTCGCTGATCCGATACCTCGACCCAACAGTATGATTTATCCTTTGCCTGTGAATCCTGCCTTGGCCCTTTTGCAAGTTCTGTCGGGAGCGCGAACATGGACTTGTACTTCTCGTCCACCACGATCTCTTCAGCCCACTGATTAGGTTCGGCCTTGGATTCTTCCATGATCTGCCGTAAAAACAACTCGTCCTTGCTCTGAGCCAGGAATATCTGCTCGGGTTTGTTCTCAGAAGCGACTGCTTCCGGTTTCGGTGTCTCAGGAATAACCTTCCCGGCCTTATTTTCTGCACCCCTTGGTGCGCTTATGATGTCCTCTAATTTAGTAGCCATGACTTATCCTTTCCTGTTCCCGACAAAACGGGCATATGACTTGACGTAGCTATCAAGAGTTGGGTACTGCTCACTCTTGGTCCATGTGCGCCTACAGAAGTCCATCCGATCCTTGTCTAGCGTCACGGTGCCTGTAGCCTTCTTCTGCGCCGTTACTGCACCCTGACCATTCACCCGCTGCTCCCGGTTTGCATTGGCCCTCTCAGACTCAAGCTGCTTAATCTTCAACCGGGCGCTGTTGGCCTCCACGATGTCGTACATAACCTCCGGGGCATTGGTTAAGATGTACGCAGCCTGCTCCGGGGAATATCTCGACTCGATGGATGACCGGACCTCCATGAAAAGAACGCTCGTCTGGTCTTTCAGTTCAGGAAAGTCACGCTCTATCTTCTCTTCAACTCTCTGCCGTCTTGCGCTCGACTCTTCAGTGACAACCTTGGTTCTGATCGCCTCTCTCTCCTGCTCTACCTCTTTCCGGTAACGGGATTCTATAAGGCGCTCCCGTTCTTTGATGTAGGCATCAGAATCAATGTCTTTCAGGTGCTCGATCTTTGATAGTTCGTTGTCATGCTCCGTCTTGAGGGCAGCACGACTCAGGCGTTCCCGCTCCTGCCGCAACTGGTCCTCGACAAACTTGCGCTGCCTCTCAGCTTCCCGCAGATTGTAGGCAATCGAAGCCTTGTCCTTGCGCTCCCGCTCCAACTCTTCCTTGAGTTTGTCGTAATCGACTGTAGGCGCTGTCTCCTTCGGCCTTTCCTCTTCCTTCGGATGTTCAGCCGCCTTCTCTTCCGGTTCTGCGGCCCCTTCGACTACAGGCGCAGACTCTTCCTCAATCGCTACTTCGTTGAAGTCCCGGTCGGGTGTTACATCAACTGCTACTTCTGTTTCAGGTTCCATAAAGTCTCCCTATGGGTTTTCTCGTACAAAAACTGTACGGAACATCTCCATGAATCCAGCGCCGCCCTTCTGCTTCTCTGCGGCTATTTTCTGATCGTCCTTCAAATAACTGACGGGTATACCTATGATGGTTTCAATCTCCGCTATAATGGCCGTGGTCGCCTCCATCCTTGTCAGCTTGGTTTGTGACTCCTCTGCGGTTCCGATGGGCTGCACGAGGATCTTATGCAAATCCCTAATCCGCTTATCCAACAGTTTGCGGAGATCGGCCTGATACTCCTGAAAATCCTCATTCTGTAGGAGATCGGCCTTACTCAACTGACCCCTCCACTATGTCCTTGGCAATCTGGCGGGCCTTGGATGCCTTGGCATCCTCGATGTCCTTCGGGCTGACCATATCCATGTGCTTCAGGGCTGCAGTCATCTGCATCCCATTCTTGATGGAATCCTTTACGAGACCCTTCTGCACCTGCTTCATGAGATCCGGTATCATGGTCTGCTCTTTCATCTGGTCCTTCATCTGTGTAACAATCGTGCCGTCTTGCGCCGCCTGCTGAAGTTCACCCATATGCTGCTGTTGGGCCTTCTGCTGTAGGTACTGTTGCACAACCTGAATTATCTCAGGATTCTGAGTCGATACCTGCAAGAGCATCATGAAATTCTGGTCGATATACTGGTTTGCATTCTTCTTGTCGTAGGCCGTAAGGAGATCCTGAAAGAGCACCACCTGATTGGCAAACGGCAACTGTGCGGCAAGAGCGAGAAGTTCCTGCGCCTCGTACCGGGCCATCATCTGATTGTATGCAGAGTCGGAAATCCTGAGCGTAAAATCGTAATCCTGCTGGAGAGCATCCACGTTGATCTTGCGGATAACCCCGCCGCCGGGGAGAACCATGTCAACATCGGTCGGCATGTACCAGGCGTAGAGAAGAATATCGAGCTTGATGATCTCGCCCAACTGCTCCTTGATCGGCTTTGCCTGATAGGTGTGCTTGATCTGCGCCTCCTGAAGAATCATCCTCATGCCAGCCGCAGTCCCGGCCCCCTGCCCCATCACCTGATCTTCCGCGCCGGACTGATAGGATGAGAGCGCAACAAGCCTTTCAAGGTACGCGGTTATCAGGTTGATGAACTCGATATACAGATTCGCCTTAACACCCAACTGCGGGAACACAATCGAATTGGCATTCCCAACAACAGGGTTTGCGCCACCAGGAGAGATGTCCAACTCGTCCTGAATCCCGGCATCTGACCCATAAAAGAACCACGGGTTGATCTGCACGGTGCCGCTGTCAATCATCTGGTTCAGGCAGTCATTTATCGCTCCCGTGAAGTGACGAATCTTCTGAACGATGGATGTCCCAAACTGCTTCCCGTAATCTGGGAATATAATCAGTCGCTTGCAGGGCTTCTTTTCAAGCCCATAGTATACGTCCCTGACGTACTGCTTGCGTATAATTGTTTCCGAATCACGGGCCATTGTGATGATGCACCAATCACGCCCATCACCGAGGTCGTATTTATCGTAGAGGGTCAGGATCTCTATGTCCTGGCGCTCTTCAAGTTCTTCTGACTTGGCATCGTCACGGTCACTGCCGGTTGGAAGTGTGCGGGTGGATTTACGCTCCGTCTTGAGGGCTGGTGTGATATTGATGTAGACGCCGCCGTTTTCCTTGCTCTGGTCAACGAGGTCATCGTACTTCACGAACTGCTGTCGAATGGTCGGGCTGTCATCCCAATCGGGACATAGGTCGGGACCATACACCTCGTTAATCGAGGCGTATTCATTTACCACTTTGAATATCTTGACTTCTTTCTGCTGGATCTCATCGACGTACATCTTTCCGATGGGGAGCTGCGCCTGTAGATAAAGCGGGAGGGTTTCCGGGTCTAGGCGTTCCCTGGTCACTGCGTCAATTGGAACATTACCTACGAACCTTTGGCCACGCTTGAGTGTCTTTTCCTCATACCTTGGAAAAATAAATCCTGTCCCATCCAGAAGAACATCATGAACCCATGCCGGAACAAACGACTGCCATTTGATATTATGAGACAGCGCCCATTCAGCGAATATCTCAACATCGCGGGTAAACTGCGTTCCCTTCTCACTGTTCGGGATCACCTCGATTATGTCACGGTCCTTACCGGCCACGGATGCTACGAGGCGGGGTTCAAGGTTGTCCACCACGATTGCAGGGATCATCATTGAGTAGTTGGAGCACCCCGGCCACGGGAAGGTCTTTGTTTCCCTGTAGCCGTCATACTGCTTCCTGCTCTCGTCCGACTCGTCGATCTTCTGCTTGCGATACCCGGAAGTCTCGTACTCGGCCATGAGGTTGCGGAAGTAGATTACAAGCGTTTCCTCGGACTTCTTGGTATTGGTGTCTGCCTCGAAATCGACAACGTACTCCTCAAATTCCGGCTGTTCGGTATTGTCTTTAATCACCTGCCTATCCTCCATATCCTGTCATTGAGCGAGTACGGTGAGTCGGTTTCTTATGCATGGGCTTGCGATTGTGCTTCACGATGCCGACGAGCTTGACGCCTACGTACTGGAGGGCGTCATGAACATGACTGAACCTGTTTTTATGGGGTTTGTCTGCGAACACGCCGTTCTGTACTTCTCGATACCCATACCCTCCAGCGAACCCCTGAATAACCCGATTACATGACGGGTCAATGAGCATATTGGGCTGTCCACGGGTATTCCCACTGAGAAGCGTTGCAATGGCCTGTATGCGGGGCTCTATATTATTGGTGGACGATGGGCGCACATCTATACCGATATCTCGCATCATCTGGGCGTTACAGGTAAGACCACCCCCTGCCTGAGAAAATTTGAACTCACCGGCAGGATCACCCCAATCTATGAAGTTGGCATCAGGAAAAACAGCGTTACACTCTTTCTTGACGCGCTCAGCAAAATCTATAATGCCAGAATGGTCATCCCAAAACTCTTTTAAGACATGCACACACCCTGAAGTTGGCATGTAAACGGCCACACATGCAGGAGTATTCCCCGTATTGTCCCATCCGCGATAGATGGTGAAGGATTTACCAGGCCAAACAAGCCGCTCCTTGGCGACATGAAAATTGAACGAGAATCCGCTGTATATATCCTTGCCAACCTTTGTAACGCCAGGTTTTCCCTCGATGTACCGCTCTATCCACTCGGGGTCGTGGGCCATGTCTTTCCGTAGATCATCGTAATATCCGACCCTTAAATGGTCCGAGTTTTCACCGGGCTTCTGCCAGAAACCAACATGGTTTTCAAGCGGGTCAGGCCCATAAAAATCAATATAATCACGTGATTCAATATCTGGCGGGTTCGTTGTCTCTATTCCAAAGCGCCTAACTATTGAATTTCCATTCTCATCGCGCGGCCAATCCTTTGCGGGTGGATATCTCCCACAACTGCTTTTAAGCATATTCTTAATATCTTGGTGTATCTCGCATGATTCGTCTGCCCAATAGCCAGTTATTTCAGCCCCCCGAAACTTATCAACATCTTCTGGCCTATCACAAGCCCTGAATAATATCTCAATTTCAAGTGGTTTGAAGGCATTTATCACATAGCGTTTTTCCTGTTTGTAGAACTTCCCGAAATTTGGAGGTCCAAACCACTCAAAGAGGGTGATAAGGGTAGAGTCCATGAGGCGTGAATAAGTATTTCTGGTTACAATCCAGCGTGTTTTCTTGATGCCATATTTGGTATAAAGCATCTGTGGAAGGAAAAAACACACTTCCCACACGGCTGCGGTAGATTTCCCACTACCCCTTGGACCAACAACGCTTCTCCAATCAGCCTCGCAAGCATGGAACCGCTCTATGGTTTCACAGGCCGAATACTCCATATTGACTTGGCATTCACCCTTATGCTCATACTCGAAATCGTATGCGGCCTCACCCATTACCTACCCCTTCTTGGCATCTTCCATGCGCTTGTTGATAATGGGCTGTGTCTGCTTATAGTCCTTTGTTTTAATTGATACATTTGTAGAGACATCAATCTGCTGAGTCTGTCTCCAGTTGGAAATGTTCGGCAACGTGAACACGGCAAACCTGGAATCATAATCCTTGGTCAGTGCAAGCATGGCGATTTTGTCGCGCTGTATCATTCGGGCAAATTCAAGAAGTGGCCCACACGAATCAGGGAATTTTTTGGCAAGTTCCTGGTATAGATTGGGCCTCCTATAGCCCATGAATGACAAGCATTGTCCGGGGAATATTTTTGTTCGGTCCATATTGTCAAGAAAGCGGATTAGGAACTCCAGTTCGGCCACAGCGTCCGGTTCCTTCCAATCTGTCTTGTATTTGTGCTGCGGAGGCGGGTCCAAGGTAGCCGCATCAACGCCCAAATCCTTCTGAATCGTCTTTTTGCCGAGTGATCCGAACGGCCTACCACCTTTCTTCTTCTCTTCTGCCATTACAACTTGTCCCCCACGTTTTTCTTATGAAAACATAAGTAAGACCCAACACATACAGCAGAGTACATGGGATAGCGCACGTACCAGGGCTTGCCACGGCACTCCATTGCCTCAAGAAACAGGTTGTTTGCCTCCATGAACGTAAACGGCTTACCCGTGGCTGGGTTGATTGCGTCTTTTCTGAACGCCCAATCGTGCAAAGCACCCTCCCGATGAGCCCTGTTGCCGTACAACTCATAGATGATGGGGAGCCTAGGTACTGACGCGAAATCGGTATAGAACCCACCAGGGACAACACACAGACCGTATGTCGGACTCTGATAAATCAGTGGTTCCCGTATGATCCATACCGAATCATTATCAGTTAAGCGCGGATCGAACTCCGTCAGGAATGCGGACTGGTTGTTGTCAATCGCAGTCATATATTTAGCCGTCAGCCTAGCCCCGATGGTGTCATGCCTAGAGCCCCAGGAGGGACAGGATCTTGAAAATCAACTGCCTTGCCACGCCCGAGAAGACCATGATCCGGTCCTCTTTTGTGAACGTGGCAGCCGCAATGACCAACTGGAGTTCAGGTGACATCTCGGCTCCTGTCTCCTGGAGGAACTTGGCAAGCAGGAGGCCCCTCATGTTTTTGTCCGAGCCCATGATTGTCTCAAACAGCTCTTTCTCTTCTGCCGTTGGAATCGACTGGTAGAACTGACGGATTAACTGACGATCTGTATCTTTCATTTGAATGTCTCCTTTATGAGCCAGCCAATAATACCCACAACGCCCGTGCCAGCACTTGATATCGCTGCCCATATGAGCCCCTGCCGCTGCTTAATTAGGGCAACTTCGGTTATGAGCCCCGGTTTTCCATTACCCTTGAGCGTGTTGAAAAATTCCCGCATATCTTCCCTGGTAGCCTTCATTTCCTCGCAGGCATGTTTTAGATCCGACCTTATTTCTGCAATTTCGCCCTCATGCCTACAGGGATGATCTTCCATTCTGCTCTCCATTCCGTTTTATGATTTAGCGCCTAGCCTCGCCACTCGCCTGTTCTCATCTGCGTAATAAGCTCATCTGCTCGATCACCAACTTGCTCATGCCACCTACTCTTGCCCATCTGGAGCGAAGCTCCGAGAAAGTCACTTTTGTTCAGTTTCTCATTGAACTTGGGCCAGTAGTGCTTTTTAGAGGTCGGGGTGATGAATCCTTCCCCAAGGTTGAAGATCATGTTGATAATCGTTGCCTTCCGAACATCATCAAGAGAATCATACACAGGACACAGCCGGAACGCCTGCCATTCGGCATCCTCAATGTCTTTGAGTAACTGCCTATCCGCCATGATGGAGGTGATCTCTCCGTTGTGCTTCAGGTAATCAGCGATATCAGGCAGAAGGGGTTTGTCTTGGTAATTATGCCCCCAACCTATAGTCAACTTTCCCGCAGGACAGTGGTAGGGGCGAAGGGACACCACGTTTCCCTGCTCTTGTCGCTTAAGTTGGGACTCAAGGCGCAAAATGGTATCTCTCTCCATGAAGGTACTGTTGCACGGGATAAACCGTCAAATATTCCCCAATCTGAACTTTGTTCATTTTATTGTTGACAAGATAATGACGCTTGTGTCATATTATTGACATGGTGACGGACGAGCAGATAGCAACCTACTATAAAAAATTCAAGAACTTCATGCAATGGTTCCTTCATGCCTCATCCTATAAGATCGACAGGACCGACATAACGGACGAATTACTACACGACATATTTTTGGCGGTACTACAGAACAAAAACACGATAGAAGACCTACCACGATACACATGGGGAATAATGAGAAACAGGCTTAAAATGCTTTATAGATCGGCGGATTATAACGCAGAGAAACAACCCTTCTTGGACAATGGCGAGTTTATAAAAACCCATTATGATGAAGACATGATGTGCGCCATTATCGACGGAGGCGCTTATGAAAATACCGAAGAAAATAAAGATCGGGCTGCATAGGAAATAATATGCCAACCTACACGTTTAAATGCCCATCATGCGGATTCATCCAAGATGCGACCCTACCCATCAAGGACATCGACTCCTGGGTCCACTGCCCCCACTGCGGCCATCTCATGAAACGCCTAATCTCACCAGTTTCTGGGTTCGTTCATTAATCCGATTGGATTGAAAAAATTTATAGGGGAAGGAAAACCAGAACTGAAACTGGTTTGTGCGTGAACAGAGATGGGGAGTACTGTACCAGTACGTACGACGACCACCTTCTCCAGCGGGTGCCGGGTGGGGTCGATCCAATAGACAGGCAGGAGTACGACGAGCCAGGAAGTCAAGGGCATGAGATCCAACGCATACACTACCCATGCACTAGTGTATGATGTATACATGCATATCACAGCCAACCTACTGATATCACAATATGGTGCCGATAATACATCTTATGTTAAGCTTGCATTGTGTTAAATAGTATGATACTGTGTTAACAGGAGGACATACTATGACTACCCCGATACTGGACAAGAACATTGATGAGATAGTGGACAGATACCATGTGAATGCAGAGCCAATGATATCAATAGCTCAGTCCTTTGGAGTAACAAGACAGGCTGTATACCATGCGCTGAAGAGGGCAGGCATTGAGACAAGCAAGGCCATTGCTGGTAATGTGGTGGTGTCGTGCTCCATGTGTGGCAAGATGCACAAGAGGACCAGGCAGCGAAACAGGGACAGTCTCCATGTCTTTTGCTCCAAGGATTGCTACAATAAATGGCTAGATCGTGGCAGTAAGGCCGGTAATAAGTACATAGAATACGCTCATGGACGCGCTGCCGCAAGGGCTCTGGTATCCCAATACATTGAACTATTACCCGGTTATATCGTGCATCACGAAGACAGGAACCAAAGAAACAACGATCTATCAAACCTCAAGGTATTTGCATGTCAGGGGGATCATAACAGGTATCACCGGGGCTTCCGGGTTGCGCCGATATGGGAGGGATCAAAGATATAAACTTATACTACTTTGCCCTTGTCAGTATAAATCAATATGAAGATCATTGTACGACAATGTCGTACACTATTCTACAATGTCGTACATCCTCTTTCTTCTTTCCTCTTCTCCTGGTTGTACGATAATGTCGTACAGTCTACTTCTCAACGATCCGCGTATTGGGTAATGCTGCATTTATATCATCATCTCCTCATGGTGGTATTACGATGATGTCCCTGCCATTGGGGGATCGGCTATGGATTGCAAGTGGTGAGTATGTGACAACGGCTCTTGTCAGATAGCTGATTATGGCTATCCATTAATCATAGAGGGCTTTAGACCAGCCCTCAAACTCCCGGTCTTGTCGGGTCTCGCTGTTGGGCTCGACGCCGACCGTATGTGTTTTTTTTAAGACTGAAAGACAAAGACCTGAGAGACTATTGATGCCCACAAGGGGCATAACAACCGAGGAGCCGCAAGCGGCATCTTTTATATTGATATAATTCATTATTTTCTTTGTCAAGCTGAAAATTAACGATGTTCATATTATTCTTGCATCCATGCCTCTTTATGGGCTGGCGCTTACACTATATATTAATACAATGCCCTATTTATACCAATGCCCTGTTCAATTATAACTTTCTTCTGGCTCCTGGCCTATGTTTGCGGGTGGAGTGAAAATAAATTTAATTTCCCTATTGACAATACCGATACAATCATTATAATTATAACTATCAAGGCAAATAAAAGGGAGGTAATGAAGATGGACAATAAGCAAATTATGAGGGACGCGTTCTACGACGGGAGAATCATGAGCGATATCGAGCCGGACGAAAAAAATTATACCTACGTATACGCATACCGCCTCGGGCAAAAATATGCCAGGGGGGAAATAACTATCCAACAGATCAATGACAAATTGCGTGTATTTTTAAAAGGACTATAGGTCATGCCTTGGGGTCAGGCCATAAAGCCCCACCAAACAAAATAACAGGAGGGTGAAGAGATGAAATTAACAAGAGATCAGATAATAGATGCATTGGGCTCTGGTAATTATGAGATAAACACGGACAGCGCATGCGATTGTGTTGTAAGCCGCATTGACGAGCATGGGCAGATTGATCTTGATAGTAATGAGTGTTGGTATGCCCGGGCGCTGTATATTGACGATGAGTTAATTGCGGAATACATCCAGTTTGACGGGCTCAAGATGCACACAGACGAGATCACCGATGCCGACCTCTATAATATGGATGAGATCATGGATGAGCTACAGATCAACGATACAGATGATAACCCCTCGCACGATATGACCCGCATCCTAGAGGATTATTTTGATGGGTATCCTGAGGCTAAGTTTTACCGCGATAACGCCCGGGGATTTGCAAATGAATATGAAATCATAGCAGACCTGGAGGGTAATGCAGACCCCGAGGATATCAATGATGAGTGGGACATCATCGACGCAGCGGAGGCAGCACGAGAGATAGCATATGATGGAGACGCAGCAACACAGGCGTTTAACTCTTTCAGGCTGCTTTAATCTCCCCTGCTCGTTCCCCTTGGTTTCCAGGGGGAATCATGGAAGAGAGATTAAACGGAAGGAGAATTGACATGATGAACGCAACATACTCACCGGAAGATAACAAGTTAAGGCTGTACTCAGTGGAGCGGCTAGACGCTGAGACATACGCAAGGGTCAGGGCTGCCGGTTTCATTTGGGCACCAAAACAGGGTCTTTTTGTGGCGCCCATGTGGACGCCCGAGCGCGAGGATCTGCTCATGGAATTGTGCGGGGAGATAGGAGACGAGGATACTAGCCTTGTGGACCGCGCGGAAGAAAGGGCGGAACGCTTTGAAGACTACAGCGACAAGAGGGCGGATGACGCAGAGAGAGCGAAGAATGCTGTTGCTGCCATTGCCGACAATATCCCCTTTGGTCAGCCGATCCTTGTCGGGCACCACAGCGAGAAGAGGGCAAGAAAGGACGCCGAGCGCATTGAAAACGGTATGCGTAAAGCTGTGAAGATGTGGGAGACCTCGAAATACTGGGAACAGAGGGCAGCCGGGGCCATTCACCATGCAAAATATAAGGAGCGCCCGGACGTGAGAGCCCGGAGAATCAAGGGGATTGAGGCCGATATCCGCAGGTGCAAGGCTGCATACACACCGGACCCGAGAACACGCCCCATCATGCAGCAGAAATGGAATGCAGAGCGCGACTCCGAGCCGGTCCCCCATGTATGGTGTGGTCAGTCTCGTGGTGGGCATTGGGTAGCCGTTGAGTCCCTGCCAGCCCTGGAAAAACATTACTCCCGCTGGATCTCCCACTATGAAAACAGGCTCATCTATGAAAAGGCCATGCTTAATGAACAGGGAGCGAGTGATCTCCTGTAGCCCAAAGCAAAACCGAAACAGCTCCCTATCTGCAATTATCGCGCACCGGAAGGAATCACCATTCCCCGGATGTACCACCGGGGCGAATTTGAAACCCTCCAGCAGTACGACATGACGAAAGACCAGTATTCGGACATCCCCAATGATTACAGGGGGTGCAAGGTCGTTGGCAATTCTCACCGGGTCAGGATTTGCCTCGGCTCCTATATTCCCGGCATAACCGATGGACTGACTGGGCTCGACAGGGACAACAAGAGGCATCATTATTACGCCGTTTTTCTCACCGACAGTAAGACACACGAGAAGCCCGCACCCGTAGAGGTACAGGACAACCGGAGCATGATAAAGGCACTTGAGAGAACATACACACCGATGCCCGAGCCCTCACCGCAGGAGCTGGAAATGCAGGCCATGAAAGACCAGCTTAAAACCGGCATACAGATTGCCGTTGCTCCTCAGTTATTCCCCACACCGCACGAGATAGCCGAAAAAATGGTTGAGCTGGCTGATATCAGGCCCGGTCAGTCAGTTCTTGAGCCGAGCGCGGGAACGGGGAACCTATTGAAAGCCCTTCCATGCATCAGGCCAAACGGATCTATAACGGCCATTGAAATAAATCAGGGACTCTGTAAATTATTAGAGCCGTGGGCTGATAACATCATATGTAACGATTTTTTGGGCTGCAACGGGGGAATAGGCACATTTGACCGGGTAATCATGAATCCACCGTTCATCAACGGGGCAGACATCAAGCATATAAATCATGCACTCGACCACCTGAGAGAAAGCGGTAAGCTCGTCGCCCTGTGTGCCAATGGCCCGAGACAGCGCGAGGCGTTCATGGATAAGGCTGATTATTGGGAAGACCTCCCGGCAGGATCTTTCAAGGACCAGGGAACGGGTGTAAATGTTGCCCTGATGGTCATCACTAAGGAGGCCCACTAATGCCGGTAAAGCAGGGTGACATCCAGGGGTATTTCAATCTTAGATATCCCGATAAAAAGATATGGCGCAAGATCAAGGGGAAGGCTGATGAAGCGGGTATTAGCCTTACCGACCTAATATGGGTACTGCTAACGGCATGGGCAGAGGACCGGATTGAGATAAAAAAGGAGGGGTGAGATATGAAACAGCATTTGTACAGGGTCTTATTTAATACGGGATTATTTGACGAGGTTTGGGCGTTTGGGGAAGAAGAAGCCAGAATCATTGCACAGGCCCGTCAAATCGAGAAGGGCAATCGCTATACGGTTGAGGGTGTGACGTTTATTCGATAACCACAAGCCCCCTGCCTGTTGCTGGCAGGAGAATGCCACCTGGTACACTGGCTAGAGCGTAGCAGGTCAGGCAGGGGATACAGAGATTAACACAAAATGGAGGGAACGGAAATGAAAAATACAAGTGAATCGTGGGGAGCAAAAGAGGAGAGGGCATATCGGCTATTTTTACATTATGCTAGCATGGCAGGAATTAAGCAAAGACCAGAGGAAGATAGCATAGCATCACTCCTTACAGATATCATGCACCTGTGTGCCAGCTATGGAGAGGATTTTCAACGGTGTGCAGAATTAGCAAAAGAGCAGTATGTTAATGACTTAAGGGATTAATACTCATCGGCTCGGCTAGGAGATGCAAACAAACGAAAGGAGAGGATCATGGGGATTAGTGGATTTAGAGGCCAACGTAAGAAAATAAAAGCATATAGAGCATCGGGGCATATGTTCGCGCAAACATTTGGAACTGGTCGTAATATGGGAAAAGGGTATAGGCCAGATGGAATTGAATGCAAGGGCTGTGGATACATCCTTGAATGGTACACGGAAGGCCCCTGCCCATGCGGGAATACATTCGATTCACTTAATAAAGATTAGTAACAATCGGTGCGGCTAGGCACCTTGCCAAACAAAACCGAAAGGAGACCATATGTTCGACAATCAGAAAGCTGAGGAACTCGCACGGCTCCACAATTGCCGGTACGTTGGCCCGCAGGAAGACCTCGACGGTCATATCGCATTCCACCTATTCAACGACCGTGGAAACCCAAGTCCCAGCACGTTCGCAGCTAAAACGGAGGCCGAGTTTTTCTTCAAGCTCGATAAACAGAGGCGCATGTCATGAGGTGGGCATGGATAGTCTTGATAATCGGTCTGTGCCTTGGTATGGTGAGTTTCAACGACGAACCGGAACAGTACGAGTTTGAATATGCCTGTGATGTGGCAGAAGGGATGCAGGAGTAAAACGATGGACAACTTAAAATTTCAAGCGGCCATTGCTAATCTTGAGGCGTGGTTGGGGGACAATGATGCAAGGCGAAAAAGGGTTGAATGCATGGTCTCCGCACTAAAAGGATTGGTGATCATGAACAATGATAACACACCCCTATCACTTCCGGGTAATTTTTGTGAGGGCATAGCGACCATAACGCCCAGTGATAGAGTAAATGCTGCTCTTAGGGGGATGAGTGGGCGCTTTAGGCGCAAAGACCTCTATTTCATAGCCGAAAATGATGGGAGGGGTAAAATCGCAAAAGGAACCTTCGCCTGTATCTTCAGTAAGTTGCAGCAACGAGGGATCATTACCGTTGTTGAGGGTGAGTTTGGGAGTCGTAAGGCTGTCTACATGAAGACGGACGAGCACAAGGCCTTACAGCAAAACACGGCATTGCGGATTTCAGAATTGCAGGAGTAAAAAGGAGGGGCATTGAGCCCCTCTTCTTATTTCTTCTTCTCCGCCTTCTTCCTCTTCTCCGCTACCGCCTTCATTGCTGCAAACTGGCTTGTAATCTGGCCTCTTTCCGCTTCTGTTTTGCCAATTTCTTTGATGATTTCGGCCTGACGGGTGTTGATGTAGTTAAGTCTGTCGTTCCAGGCCGTGATCTGTCTTTGCTCGTCTGCTGTGTAGATTGATTCCACACCCTGTTTTCCTTCGGCTTTCTCATCTCCCGCCGCCATGCCCTGTACTGGCACCAGAAACATAGCTCCGATCATGAGCCCTGTGAGTAGGTATTTCAGTGTCCATGCTGTCATTGATTGGCCTCCCAGATTATGTATCTCATTCGTCATCTCCTACTGGCTCGTATGTGGCCTCAAAGATATCGGGCTTACAGGGGTAGAACTCACCCTTCACGCCCCTGATTATCCAGTCACCTGGGCACACAATATGCCCACCCTCAAGGGTGTCAATCCATCCATGATTATGCATTGTTTCTAGGCACATTCCACAGTAAGATTCGCCCGATACATCTGGCCGTCGATAGTACCTCACGATACGCCCTTCCCAATATCCCCCATTAGGGGTTGTACCACCTCGTGTTGGGTCATCGTCTGGATGATCTCCATTTTTGAACCACCTATGGGCATCAATAATCACTGGTTTTTTCCTGTATCTCATTTTTCATTCTCCTTTATCGTTTATGTTTCCCCGATACCCCGCCAGTACATCCATTCTCTCAATTCTCCCCGCGTCGCAGATCTCGTAAAGCCGGTGGTCGTCCATGATCCATGATGAGGTCTCAGTATCCAGGTTCTCGGCTCGGTACTGGAGATACTTCGCACCAGCCATGAGAAGCAGGAGCCAGGTGATGAGGACGATAAGCACGGGGAGGCGGATCATTTTAAATCCTTATAAACTGTATTTTCCAGGGTTCTAATGATTGCATGACGCGCGGCCTCAAGCTCTTCGGGCTGTGCATACCGACATGAGCCAATGTGTTCAAGGGGATGCAATAATAACTCGCAAACCTCGTGAAATGCCGTGCTACATATGTCAAGACCATCCCTGTAATTCAGATTCAGAGTCATGGTAACGTTTCGATTTTCCAGGTCACTCAGCCATGCGATAGCAAAGCTGTCTTCGTCAATTTTCTTATGCTCGTAGAATACCCTCCAATCCAAGAGCCCGAAATACTGTATCCACTTCTGGCACTCCGCCTTAAACTGTTCAAACTCTTCCGGTGTGGTCTGTCTTGTGTCGGTCATATTGGCCTCTCCTCAACGTCCCTGATTATTCCTCCCTCGGTGTGGGCAACGGCAAAACCAAGATCCACCGGGGCATATGCAGCTATCTCGCTATACGTATCAAGCCCCACAACCTGGGTTCTGAGAAACGAACCCGTGTTGACATAAAACCTATTTTCGGGATCGATGTATTTTCCGGCCTGAACGTGCTGAATACGATGTTGTTTAATATCCCGCCCATCATCAGTGATATAGAGACGGCGTACCGGCTTGGACACCAGGAGCCGATGAGTATGACCACATGCCATAATCACGCAATCACCGGCAAGTGGGGCAAGCATACGTTGCAGGCTGGCCTCTTGGTTCGCCCTTTTCTGTTTTTCGCTCCCCGCCCTACTCTGCGCCATTGTACGCCCATGAAAGAGAAAAACCTTGTACATCAACTTTCCCTCAAGATCCTTAACGGATAGTTTACAGGTGTATCCACCGTATGCATCAAGGAGGTTCATGCGCTCAAGGATAGCATGGGAAAGGTGTAGATACTTCATAGCTCGTCGGTCATGATTTCCGTCGAGCCACGCCACACACTTTGAAGCTATCGGGCTGAATTGTTCAGCTACGGTCCTGGCCTGAACATACGGCACAGTCGGGAGCATTCCGGTTTCAGGATCTTTCTTGAGATTGGACGGATCATAATACTTTGAGTCAATTGTGGTAGTCTCGCAGGCATCCCCAAGATAAGTAAAAAAGGCCCGGTCATTTCCGAGGATCTCGGCTATGGTGTTTCTTAAGCCCCGTTCGTATTGCGCGGAGTTTCCCTCATGGGAATCACCCAATAAATATAAATCATGATTCCTTGGTATCCGGCATTCCAATAGCCTCATATGCGATTCCTCCGGCTCGTCTGCTCCCTGCAATTCAGGCATGTGATATGAGCACCGTCCGTCATGGGATCAAGTTTAGATCCACACCTGGTGCACAAACCGTTTTTCCTTAATATCGCCCTCTTTTCCCTGATTCTTCTCCGGTCTACGGACCTGACGTACTCAAGGTGATGTTGGCAATAGCGGGAATAGGGCGCGGCTGGACGATGACACAAAATACATAACCCGGAAATCCGGTGTTCGGCTCTATATTTTGTGTGCAATCCCATATCCGCTCCTATAAGCCTATTTTTTAATCAACCGTTTCTAGTATCTTCCGGTAGTTCTCGATGGTTTCTTTCGCTATTTCCGAACCACGAATTGCATACCCCCCGATGTCATCATAGGGGTTTTCCCCGAACGCCCACGGGTCCGATGAAGACCGGCAGAGTTTGTCAATGATACGGAGATTGAGAAGTGCGAAGATATAATCCGTTCGCCCTATTCCGTGAGGGTACAGGATCTCCATTATCTTTGCTGATCGCCTTACTGAGTCGCCGTATGCGGCATCCTTCTCTTTCACGATAAGACCGATCCTTCTCCCCATTTCCTCAAAGTCGGGCTTGATGATTGTCTGCGCTTTCTCGTCCGGCATCTGTGGCATATCGTTTACCGGGGTTATCATCGCATCCCCCTTGTATCCGTAGTATTCCTGCATCCCTGGCCCGTAGGCCTTGCCGTCTGCATCACTCATGTCCTTTTCTCCATTATCCGTGTGTTCCGGTTTGCTATTGCGTTGAATAGTTTAAACATCCTACTATCCACATCCATTGCCCACCTGTCAGCCGACTCAATTCTCCAGAAATACCCGCCCCCGCCATCATGGAACGTGATGTGTATTCTCTGGTCCATATCGTTCCCGTCACAGCAGTCCCTTTCCTGTATAAAGGATATTTTCTCGATGATGATGTTTTTCATGGCTTCATCCCGAACATGCCCATCAACTGCGTCACGATGTCTGGCTCTGTGGTCGTGTCGGGTATCTGTGGTTCCGGCTTTGGCCTGCGCTTTATACCTATCGTGTCGTGACTGCATATCGTTCTGTCCATGTCTACCTCCACCTTGTCGTTT